ATGACGTTCGGCGACCAGACCCACTCGATGTTCGACGCGCCCGCCTGGTCGGCGACGCGCAGGATCCGCTTCCACGCCTTCACGTAGTCGCCGGGGCGGTTGCCGTTGGTGCGCTCGCTCCACGGGTACCAGGTGCCGTTCATCTCGTGCATCGGCCGCACCATGATCCGGTGGCCCCACGCGGCGACGGCGAGCGCCCATGAGCGGATGTAGGCGTCGTGCTGGCCAGCTGCGATGCGCGACAGGCGGAAGGCGGGCTGGTTGGTCGAGCCGCCCGCCGCCGAGTCCCACGGATTCCAGTCGATCAGGGGGATGGCGCCCCGCGCGATGACGGCGTTGGCCGGGTTCGGGTAGAAGGGTTGCGAGACGCCGCCCTGCTTCCAGAACTGTCCGTAATGGATGATGCTCGCCCGCTTGCCTGCGTTCTGCTCGAAGACGTCCTGCGCGGCCATGTCCCACGGCGGGTCGTCGTAGGACGGACCGTAGGCGTCGCCATCGACCCACGCTCCCCAGAGGATCGGAGCGGCGGCGGCTGATGACGCGCCGAACAGGATCAGCGCCGCGATTGCTGACGCGATGGTCGAGCGGATGCCCACTACGCCGCGATCGGGGTGAAGCTCAGATCCAGGTCGCCGATGGCGATGGTGAACGTGTCACCGGCGGTGACGGCCCGCGGGACGGCCAGGTCGTCCGATCCGAGGAAGGTGCCCGCCGAGACGGCGCTCCAGAACGAGACGTGGCTGTAGGTCTCGGTGTTCGACACGCTCGTCCAGGTGACGGCCGTGTCGTTGGTGATCGCGCCACCCGAGGCGGCGGCCATCGAAGCGGACTGGCGGGTCGTGTTGGCGGCCGGGTTGCCAGCGCCAGCGGCGCCGGGGTCGCCCAGGTGCAGCTTCACGAAGAAGCCGGTGGGGGCCGTGTAGTTGGTGGCGTTGCCGAGTGCGTCGAGAAACGCATTCGCCACGCCCGAAGCGAGTCCGACGGTCATCGGGTGGTCTCCTTCTTGCGACGGGTCGTGCGCCGCGCGGGCGCCTTGTTCTCGGGGGCCGCGGGCTCGGCCTTGTTCTCAGGCGCCGCGGGCATGGCCTTCTGCTCACCGGGGAGCACGGCCAAGCCGCGCTCGATGTACCGGAGGGCAAGGCGGTCGGGCAGGTCGTACTCGGTGCCGGCCATGAGGCTGACGACGTGGACGCCGTCCGGTGCAGCCTGGCGGCTCTCGGTCATCGTCACTCTCATGGACGGGGTCTCCTTGGTGCGTGAGTGAGCAGGGGCCACCCGCTCGGCCGACGTGCTCCGAGCGGGTGGCGTGCTGGACTGCATCGGGCGGTGGTTAGACCGTGGTCCCGATGTGGCGGTCGCGGTGCAGGATCGCCACGGCGCTGATCGGCATGCCGTTCGTGTGGGTGCCGGTGAAATCGACGAACGCGCGGATGTACCGCTTGTTGCCGACGTAGCCGACGGCCTGGACGATCGGGTCCTCGGCGGCGTCGTCGATGAGCGTCAGGGATCCGAGCATGTCGGCAGCCGCGACGGTGGTGTAGTTGGAGCCGAGCGTGTCGGACTCCTCGAGCACCGGCAGGACCGACAGCGCACCCGAGAGGGTGTCGCCGGAGATGCCGAAGTGGAACACCATCTCGGCGGCCTCGTAGTCCGAGAGGTCCACGCCGATGCCGGTGCCCTCGGTGTCGTTGTTCCCGACGATCGGGAAGATCGAGTTGACCACCGTGATGTTGTTGTGGAGGTCACGCTTCATGGTTAGTTCACCTCCAGGATGCGAGCCGCGTCCGGGTTGACAACCTGGCCACCGACGCGCCGGCGGAACCGGAAGCGCGTGATGCCGTTGTCGCCCTGGGTGTACGGGTCGCGCTGCATCTGCATGGACATCCGCTCGACGGCGATGTAGCACCGCTCCCAGTCACCGACGGCGACCACGAGGGTCTGGTCGGCGACAGTCGAGGCCATGTCGGGCACCTCGACGTACGGGCGGTTCAGGATCGTCGCGGGCTCCGACCCGGACAGACCGGGCTGCCAGAGGTAGGTGTCCGTGGACGAGTTCTTGAACTTGCGGATGGTGGCGATGATCTGGCGGTTGAGGAGCCAGGTCGCCCGCTGTGCGTAGCCGGTCTTCAGCGTGTAGTACAGGGTGATCAGGTCGTCGGCGACGAACGTGTCGTTGGTCGCGGTCTCGACCTGGGAGATGCCGCCGTTGAGGAAGCCCTCCGGCTTGTTGACGCCGTTGCCGCTGACGTACGCGGCGCCCTCGGCGACACCGAACTGCTCCTGAACCTCCATCGAGACGTACGACTCCAGGTCGATCATGGAGTCCTCGAGGAGCTGGTTGGAGACGTCCACCGCTGCGGACAGCTCGTGCGTCGGGATCTCCTCCAGACCGACCGTCAGGTTGGTCTCGGCCATCGCCTGCACCTCACCGCGCCACGTTGCCGTCGGCGTGCCGGTGCGCTTGGGGACCTGGAGCGATCCGCCGCCGACCGGGATGACCCGGACCACGTCGCGGATCGGGCTGAACTCGACGATCCCGCGGATGATCTCGGCCAGGAACGTGTCCGGGACGAGGTAACCGGCCTGGGTGTCGTTGGCGATCGTGAGGTCCTTGACCTCCGGCGCCATGCCCTTACGGGCGAAGCCCTGCCAGAACGCCTGCTTGTACTCGGCGACCTGCTCCGGGGTGGCGCCGGGGGCGCCGTGGGCTCCGTAGTACGACTTCGCGTCGATGTCCAGCTCGGGACCGGCCTGGGTGTCCAGGGCGGCCTTCTGCTGGAGAACCTCGAGGCGGTCAAGCGCCTCGTTGACGCGAGCGAACTCCTGCTTGGTCTCTGCCGTCTCGTCGCCGAGTCGCTTGACGTCGTCCTCAATCCGCTTGCGGACTGGTTCGAGCGCCGACTCGACCACGGACTTCAGCTCCTCGTGAAGCTTGTCAGCTTCCATCAGGAACCTCCGTAGCTCTGCTTGAGTAGGGACAGCACCCGAGTGACGTCAGTCGGCTCGTCGTGCGTGGCGGCGGCTCGCTCGTCGGACGGAGTGACCGGGGCCGGCTCCGTCTGGTCGAGGAGTGCCAGGGTGGTCGCGCGGAACCCCGCAGGGTCCAGCTCGGCCCACTTTGCGAGCGCGTCCGCGAGGATGCGCTCAGACTTGATGCCCGTCACGAGAGCCAGCTCGTTGGCGGGAAAGGTGACGACCGAGAACTCCCAAAGCTTGATCTCGGTGAGGCGCCGCTCGCCGGCCTCCATCGCCTTCTGAACGACCTGGAAGCCGATCGACAGTCCGTTGATCGCCTTCATCCGCAGGAGGTCCATCGCCTCCATCCCGCGGCGGGCGACCTTGGACACCTCGGCCTCGACGTAGAGCCCCTTCTCGTCCTCGCGCATGACCGTCGAGACACCGATCGGCTCGTCGGGGTCGTGCTGCCAGAGGACCGGGAAGGTGCCGCCCTTGTCGTTGATCGTCTTGGCGAATGCACCGCGCTCGATGACGTCGCCGTAGGAGTCACGGTTGCCGAAGACGGCCGCGTACCCGGTGAACCGGCCGGACTCCTCATCCATCTCCTTGAGCTGGAACGGGAACGACTTGTGCTCACGCATCGGGGGTCTCCTCGGTTGCGCCGGGATCGGTGTCGGGAGGCTCTGGCGCGGGAGCGTTCGGGTTCTCGCCACCGCCGACCGGCGTGACCTGGAGCACGTCGCCGTCTGGGTGCGGGGGCAGGTTGTCGAGTTGGCGGATCTCGTTGGCCGTGCGCCATCCGCCCTGGCGGGAGAGGCGATAGGCGTCGTAGCGGGACTGGATGACCGGGCGCACCAGGGCGTCGGGCAGGGCCTCGCAGAACAGGCCGGAGCCCGGCGGGAACAGGCCCTCGTCGTGCGAGAGCGCCTGCTCGATCATGGTGAGGATCGGGCCGAGTCCGAAGATGGCGAAGTGGATCTGCGCGGGCTCGCCGGTCAGCGCGTCCTTGGTGTCACCGACAAGCGACGGCGGCACGCCGTAGAGCCCGGCGATCGTCTCGCGGCTGAGGGCGGCGGCCTCGACGAACTGCGCGTCGGCCAGGGAGATCGGCGGGATGACCTTGATGTCGGCGCCGCCGGACAGGGCGCCCGCCTTGCCCGCGTTCTCTGAGCCTTGGTGGTGGGCGTTCCAGCGGTTCAGGACTTCCTGCGCCTTGTCGATCGGCAGGTTCTCCGGGAAGGTCAGCGCCACGCCGGGGCGGGCGTCGTTGGAGAAGTAGGCCCGCTCCCACGCTTGGCGCTGCACGCCGGTCCCTACGGCCGTGCGAAGGGACTGGATCGGGTTGACGCCGACGAGGTCCAGCTCGCCGCGCACGGAGTCGCGGATGCCGAAGTTGAAGTCGCGGACGTGGATGATCTCGGCGCGGGTGCGGATCACCGAGGCGCCGGAGGTCTGGTCGTCATAGACGATCTCCCCGCCGCGCCGGCGCGGGGTCACGTTGCGCGGGTCGAGGACCATCAGCTCGCCCACGCGGGCACGGCGGCCGGCGCCCACGCTGAGCTTTCGGACGTAGCCGTTACCGCTCGCGGCGATGCAGGCCGTGAGGTCTGCGAGCAGGTTGAAGGGCGTGCCCTCGCCGGGGTCGCCGTGGAGCAGTTCGTACTGCCACGTCTCGGGCGCGCGGTCGCGGTCCTCGCGGTCGCCCGAGTAGACGATCAGCGGGCTCATCCCGGCGCCGTGAGCGAGGCGGCGGATCACCGAGAGCCACGCGGGCAGGCCGACGGCGAGGTCGATCGAGGCCGTCCCCTGAGCCAATAGCCACGAAGGGGGCGTGGACGACCAGGGCCAATCCTCGAGGGACAGCCCCGACTTGGCTGAGGGGACGGCAGGTGTCGCGCCGACGGCGCGGCGCAGTCCGGTGGCGATGCTCACTCAGGGCTCCCGTCGAGGGCCAGCCCGGCGAGTCCGGCGCCTGCGACCGACAGGCCCGCGACCACAAGCGCCGCCGGGATGCTCCAGAGCGACACGCCGAACGCGAGCACGGCGATGCCCCCGGCGAGCGCCAGGCGGTAGGCGAGCAGGCGACCCACGCTAGGAGAGGAAGGCCACCGGGGCGATGTGGGCGAGCGAAGCGCGCCAGTAGGCGCCTGTCATCGCTACGGCTCCGTCGATCGGGCGGGAGGCGAGGCGCTTGTCGAGGACCGGCCCGCGGGACGTGTCCTTGACCACACAGGCGCCGACGTGCGCGGCGGCGACCGCGTCGCCCTGGTGGCGCGGGACGCCCTCGATGGCACCCTTACGCATGGCGGAAACGGCGTCGTGCATGTGCGCCGACTGCGGCTCGATGGCGAAGACGGCCGCGTGAGGCAGACCGGCCGCGATGATCTGCGATGAGCGGGCCATGAAGCGGGGGTCGAAGGCGACCTCACGGACGCGGGCACCGAGGCTGATTGTGAACTGCTCGACGGCGGCGAAGTCGATCTCACCGCCGGGGCAGAGAGTGTGGTGGGGGGCGTCGTGGCGGGCCGAGAAGACGTGGAGGCCGATGTCGATGCGCCCGTCCTCGTGCGGGGACGCCCACGAGACGGCCGTCGTGTCGTAGGTGAATGAGCCGTCGATCATCACGTAGAGCGGGGCGCTGGAGTCGATCGGCCCACCGTCACCGAGGCGCTGCCAGTCAGACGGGGCGATGTAGGTGCCGGTGCCCGCGGCCCAGACGCAGCCGTGAAGCTGGAGGAATGCGGAGTCCGACAGCTCCGGCGATGCGATCTGGCGCTCGAGATATTCGTCGGTGACCCACGAGGCCGGGTTGGCGGCCCGGATCGCGGCGAAGTTGCGCCGATCGGTCGGCTGGTCCTTACCCTCGACCGGGGCCGAGTAGTTGTAGACGAGCACGCGGGCGTCGTGGTTGCGGCTAATCGTGAGCGCGCTGCGCTGCTCGACCTCGCCCGCCGACTCGTTGCGGTCGATCAGGTTGCCGAGGATGCCGTGGGCGCGGGTGTGCGCCTCGCCGGCAGTCGTGATGACGAGTCCCTGCGTGTCGCGCCGTGCGCCGCCTGCCGTGGTCACGGCCTCCCAGAACTTGCGAAGGCTCGGCGTCGTCCAGGCGTGGAGCTCGTCGGCGATGTAGCGGGACGGGTTGTAGCCGTGCGCCCTGCTCGGGTCCGACGACATGCGAAGGATCTTCCCGAGCCCGTCGGCGCGCGCTATCTCTCCGATGTGATCGCGGATATGGACTCGGGAAGTGAGGAAGGGCGACCGGCGGGTGAAGGAGGTGACCGCGTCGAACAGGCGGCCGGCCTGCTTGTCCGATGAGGCGGTCAGCAGCACCTCGGGCATCCCGTCGGACTGGTCGAGGTGGTACATGCCGTAAGCGCCGAGGAGCGTTGTTTTCCCCTGCTTGCGCGGGACGATCAGCGCCACCGTTGACCAGTAGGGCATCTCGTCGTCATCCACCGCCATCACTTCGCCGAAGAAGTCCACCTGCCACTGTTCAAGAACGAGGGGCTTTCCGGCGAACTGGTCTATCGACTGGATGCAGTAGTTCTCGCACCACCACCGGAAGTGGTCTACTCCCGACCCGCTGGCGTACTCGGACCAGGACTCCCTGGGCGGGCTAAGCGTTGCCACGCAGCCCTTCCCTTGCTGACCATGTCGCGCATGTTGTCCTGGTGAGTGCCGACGAACAGGTGGTGAGGGTTGACGCATCGCGGCGTGTCGCAGCGGTGGCAGGCTTCGACGTCTGGAGGAAGGGGAGCGCCCCTGTGGAGCGAAAGCGCGAGGCGGGTCGCGAGCACATACCGCTTGCCGCCCGTCTCACCGATCCTCGGGTAGCCCGCCGAGTTGACTCCACCAGTCCAGAGCCAACACTCGTCCGGGTCGCCCTCAGTGAAGTAGGCGCGGAAGCGATCCTCGAGTGACCCAGACGCTTTGCGGCGGATGGGGATGTGGGCTCTGGGGTCGCCGTGAGCCCGCACGCGCTCGTTGTGCGCCGCACACCATCCGCGGCGGTGCGCGGGGTAGTCGCATCCGTCGACGGAACAGGTACGCTCAGCCATGTCGGTCCCCTCTCGTGGGATCGGCCGGGGGTCGGACGTGTCAGCGTCGCGGCCCCTCTGATTTCCGTGACCATTCTACCCGGCGCACCGGCCATCACTTGGCGCCCACCATCCGCAACTTCGGCGGGGCGGCCACGCGGTCGGGCGAGCTGGCCGCGCCGGCAGGACGGCCGACCGGGCGCCTGGTCTTGACCGACGGGTCGAGGCCGACGTAGACGGCGTACTTCGCGGCGGCGGCGTCGGCGTCGGCGATCATCTTGACCAGCGGGTGCGGGATGGGCTGACGCATGGAGCCCATCTCCATCGAGGGCTCCCCGAGGTCTGACCACTCGGCGCGGAACTTGGCGGCGAGGCCAACGGCGTCCGCGTAGCGGTCCACGGCCTCGGAGTACGTCTCGCGCTCGGCGTCGTCGGGGACCAGGCGAAGGAGCGACGCCTTGGCCCGGCGGGCAGCGGCGTTGCGTGCGCGCTTTGCGGCGTCCGGCTTCAAAACGTGAAGCGACCGATATCCATAGCAGGAAAGGTGCGGCCTCTAGCGTGGGGGCCCGTCAGGACTCGACCACCCCCCCTAGGGCTCAAGCGGCACCACGCGAGGAGTTACACGATCCGCAGAGCCGGCGAAGATTCGACCGCTCAAGCAGCGAGCCACCGCGAGCGAGCGAGACGATGTGATCGACTGTCGGGTCCGCTACCGACCTGCACTCCGCACACTCTGACTCCTCACTCAGCACCTGAGCGCGTGCGCGCTGCCATGCCGAGGTGGAGCGCGGGTCACGGCGCGGCTGCCCGATTGGTACGAGCGTGCCGTCGTGATGGAGGCGGAGTCTTGGCATGAACGAGAAAGGCCACCTGGTGAGGTGGCCTGGATGAAGCGATACGGGTGGTGCGGTTGAGCGGGCGTGTGCTGCGAGCCCCAGCGGATTCAGTGGGTGTGGTCGGCTATTGCCGTTCCTCTGTCCGCTTCGCAATGCATGGTGCCTGCCATTGACGTATCTGTCAAGGCACAAGCGTCAAGGCTCCTTGGCCCTGCGCCTCGGCGTCCACCTGTCCAGCTTCCCGTTCCGGTGCGGGATGGTCCCGTCGATGGCGCCGGCATGCGCCCCGATGAACGGGACACGCGGCACCTTGCCATCGTCCCACACGACCAGCCCCACCTCGATCTTCGGGCCATGCTCACTCTGCCCGATGGCCGCTGACGCGGCGTGCTCTGCCTGCTCCCTGATGCTCTGGCCCTTGTCCGTGACCCGTCGGATGCGGGGCACTAGGCGTCGTCCGCCTTCTTGCCGAAGGCGCGGATCATCAACTCGATCACCGCGGATGGCATCCACTGGTGTTCAGGGTCGATGCGGAAGGACTGGATCTTGACGGCCTGGTTGCCTGGTTCGATGCCGAACATGCGCCGGATGAACTCGTCTCTGGTCGCATCGTCCATCACCCGACTCCATTGCTCGCCCTGGTCACCCGGTACATCCCACCCGGCCAGACGGTCACGTCCACCCGGTACCGCTTGGCCTTGCCGCCCATCGGCTTGATGAACATGCCGCAGTAGATCCCCGTGAACCCGTCGGGGCCGAAGTGGCAGGTGGCCCATCCGCTCGCCGGGCGCTTGTCCGTCTTGCGGAATCGGGCCGACTCGATGCCGATGACCCGGTCCAGGATGGCGGATTGCTCGGCGTCGGTCGGGAAGCGCGGCCAGCCGAGGCGCAGCGTGGTCACGCGCACCGAGGGGATCGGACGCTGCCAGCGACCGAGCTCGGAGTAGTCGGGCGTCTTCATGCCGGCCGACGGTGGCACGCGGGGCGGCATGTCCGGCGGGATGTGCGGGGCGGGGTCTGCGATCGGGTTGCAGTAGCCCGCGCTCGAGCCCTCGCACCAGGGCTCGGCCGCTGCACGGAAGGCGAAGGGCGACGCGAGCAGGCCGGCCAGGATGAACAGCGCGAGCAGGATGGCCTTGCGGCGGTTGGTCATAGGAGCTCTCTCCAGTTCTCGAGGTTGTCCTCGCTGCCCGCCGACCCGTCCCCAGGGTCCCCCCCGTAGGGGGGCCCCTCCAGGGGGACGGACTCGACTCGTTCGGGAGGGGTGCGGGACTGACCGGGGGACGGGTCGGGGACAGGCGGGACAGGCCGCTTGTTTAAGGGGTTTTCAGAGGGACGGGCCGGGGACAGGCTTGAGACCTCGTCCCAGTCGTCATCTCCGGTCCGTCCCGGGTCCGTCCCTTGCACCTTTTGTGAGTCTTCGGCCTCGCGGTAGGGCCGCAGGCTGATGAACTTCTGAGCCTTGTTCGGACCGAACGATCGTGCGATGTACTTCTCGTCGGTGAGCACTTCGAGGGCCGTCCTGATGCCCGTCGCCTTGCCCTTGACGTCCGCCTCTATCTGGCTCTTGGAGACCTCGTGGATCTCCCCTTCGAGGTACTCGGAGACACGCTGCATGATGAAGGTGGGGCGGAACCGGCCATCAACTGCGCCGGACCGGCCCAACTCCAAGCGCCACGGATTCTCGTCGTCGAGATCCATCACGAACTCACCCACGCGCCGTCCATTGGCGCGGATGTGCCATCCCGGACGGTCCTTTCCGCCCCTGACGATGGCCCTTCCCTGCGGTCGCTCCCTGGTCGGAGGCTCGCCGATAAGCTCGATGTTGAAGTGGACATCGACGCCACCGACCTTGCGCTCTGATCCAGTCGCCCAACGGCCGCGCGTCTCCTTGTCCTTGGAGACGTGGTCGATGATGACGGTGGCGATCCCGCGTCGGTGGAAGAGACCGACGATGGTCCGGTAGAAGTTCTGCACCTCGGCCGTGACCATCGGGTTGAGGCCCTGGAGCTCCATCGACGGGTTCATCGCGTCGATGACGAACAGCGCGGGCGGGCGGGCGTCGATGGCCCTGATGACCGTCGCCTTGGCCGAGTCGTCGAACGCCCTCTCAGGGGTGAAGTAGAGAAGACGGGCGCTGATGGCCTTCGGGTCGGCCCCAAAGCCCTCCAGGCGCTCCGTGAGGGGCCCAGCGCCCATCTCGTCAGAGTCCCACCACCCGACGTTCTCCCCCGCGGACATCAGTTCTGCCGCCGCCGCCGCCGCGATCCACGACTTGAGCGTCTCGGGCTCACCGGTGACGAGGTGGCGCTTGCCTCGGTAGAAGAGGCCACCGCGCTCGCCAGAGAGGATGTCCGGCGGCTCTGGCTTGGACCGCACCAGGGCGTAGATGTCCGCGGCCGGCGCCCACGAGTCATCATCGGCGCTCACGAACTGGTCGAGCGTCATGCCCTCGGCCAGATGGTCCGCAGCATCCTTGCCCGCGGCTGGCTCCACGACCATCACCGACTTCGCCACGCCCTCGAGCGCCGTCTGGACCATCCGCGCGTGCTCGCGCCCGACCTCATCACGGTCTGCGACGATGACCACCTCGGCGCCATTGAACGCCTCCGCGTACTCGGGTCGCCACTTCTTCGCGCCGCCGGGGTTGCAGGTGGCAACCTCTCCAGCGGCCTCGATGGCGTGGACGTCCTTCTCGCCCTCAACGACGAACACGCGACGGCCCGCAGCGGTAGCGGCGATCACGGCGGGCAGGCGGTAGACCACACGCCGGATACCCTTGGTGGACCAGCTCCAGCCATCGCTGGAGGCAGGGTCGGGGCGACGCTGGCGGAAGTCCTTGGGTGCCATCCGCACGACCTCGAACAGCAACTCCCCCGACTCGTCGTGGTACGGGTAGGTGGCGACGATAGATCGTTGCGACCCGTTGCCGTTGCCGTTCGTCTGGAGCGGCTCGTCGAAGAGGTCGCCCATCGTCATCCCGAGCGCGGAGACCACGTCTGCCTGCTCGCACCCGGCGTGGCAATGGATCAGCACCCGGCCATCGCTGCCCGCGCTGACCGAGAGCGACGGGTTGGAGTCCTCGTGCGCCGGGCACGTCCACGAACCCGACGAACCGCGCCGGCACCCGTGCGCCTCGAGCGCCGTGATCATCCGGGAATGGGCGGGCGTCGTGGAGATCATCGACCGCCTTGCGACGGCTCGAACCTCATGGAGCGCGCGATCTCGTACCCCATGTTGATCCTGGGGTTGTCGAAGTCGTAGCCCTTGTCGTCGTACGATCGCCCGTGCGCCTCGAATCCGCAGACGCGCGACCCGCGTCCGTCGTACTCGATGCCGAACTTCCCGCACCACGGGCACGCGCACCAGAAGTAAGGGTGGTCCATGGCGCCATCCGGGAAGTAGGCCCGGAAGCCGGTTCCGGCCACCTGGGACGTCTGCCCGTCGCGGGGGATGTCGCCGAAGGCGATGTAGACGGTCGCGTCCGTCGCGATCGTCAGCTCGTCGGCCAGCGCCTCCTCGAGCGGCGTGGGCTCGACTCCCTTGACCTCGATGTAGGCGTGCATCGAGGGGAGGTAGAAGTCCGGAAGGTAGCCGCCCGAGTGAAGCGCGTACGCCTCGTGCTCGTAGCGCCAGTCGATCTCCAGAGTGTCCATGAAGACGGCCCACCGCGCCTCCAGGCGCGAGCGGAACCGGCATCCGGCGTACTCGGTCTCGATGGCCCGGATCTTCTGCGGTGCCGTCGTTCTTGCCGGTCGGCTATCCTTCATCTGCTCGTACTCCTCTGCTGAGTGCGGCCACGGCCCCGGACGTGCAACCGTCGCGGGGCCGCTCTATTGCCTGTTCCGCCTTGACGGATGTGTCAAGGATAGCGCGCCGGGTAGTCATCAGAAGGGGATCGAGTCGTCAGCCGCCGACGAACCGCCCACCGAGGCCACGGGCAGATCCCCGCCTCCGCCGTTCCCTGAGCCCTTGCCCTCGCCGAGGAGCTGGAGGTCACGCACGCGCACCTCGTTCACGGACCGCTTCTGGCCGTCCTTCTCCCACTCCCGGTAGACAAGCTGCCCGGTGATCGCGACCTGCCGGCCCTTGGTGAGGTAGGGGATGACCCCCGTGGAACCCCACATGGAACAGCCGATGAAGTTCGACTGATCCGACCACTCGCCCCCGCGCTTCTCCCGCGTGGAGAACGCCAGCCGGAACTCGGTGACCGTGCCCTCCCCGATCTGCTTGCTGTCTGCGTCCTTCGTCAGTCGCCCGACGAGGAACAGTCCATTCGCGTCCGCGCTCATCGGGACCAGTCCCAGTCGATCAGGCCGTCTGCCAGCGAGGCGACGTACTCCATCGTCCTGATCCGCTCTCGCCGCAGATCGCGCGCCGAGCAGACCGTGTCGGGGTCATCGACGATCGCTCGTAGCGCGGCGACCTCCTCGCGCATCGCGTCGGAGACGACCTTGGATGCGTCCCTGATCCCGTCGTGATAGTCGAAGCTGCCGTTGTTCTTGTCGGTTGCACTCATCCTGCGCCTCCCTGGTTGGTCATTGAAAGCTGTTCATCCTCTAGGCGGTCGAGGCACATCTCGCAGAGCTGACCGCCCTCGCCGGGGTACAGGTGCTCGCCGCAGAAGTAGAGGCCGCAGCCCTGCTCCCCGCCGTCGTGCATCCCTCCGCAGACGTAGGCGAGGCCACGGTCGATCTCCGCGTCACACCCGTCCAGATCGCACGTCGCCTGAACCGCGTAGCCGACGTCCCGGCCCTCCGCGTTCGGCATCGGTCCCGACCATCCCATTACGAGCCCCCCCCGGTCGTCATTGAAAGCTGTTCATCCGCCCCGACGTACGGCGCGGGCGCGAGCGTGTAGCGGTTCTTTCCGGTGGTCGCCCAGTCGATCTTCTTGGCCTCCAGGAGGTCTTCGATCGCCTGCCACATGGCGGCCTCGGACGGCCGCGGCGGCGGCATGAAGTCGGCCACCCGCGACGGATGCACCGACGTCTCGCCGATCGACTCGAGCCGGCGCATGGCGTGGAGGACGTCGTCGGGCAGCGTCACGCCGCCTCCCGTGCGGGCGCGCTCAACTCCACGCCGGCCGCGAGGCGACGGACGACCACGCGAGCCTCGTCCCGGTCTCCCCACTGCTTGCAGGCCACGACCTGCGCCACCTGGCGGTCGTCGTGGAAGACAATGGACGTCAGGGCATCGAGGACCGCGCGAAGCAGCTTGTCCACGTCCCCCGATCCGGTCGGGCAGGGGAAGCGTCTCCCGGTGGCCGACAGGCTCACCCCGTCGGTGCGAAGGTGCGACGCGGGCCGGCGGTAGCGGAAGTCCACCTCGACGGCGACCGGCCCCTCCCACGGGTCCCCGCTCATCGCGAGCCCCGCGACCATCCGCACGTCGTTGCGCCACGGCTTCACGCGCTTGGACGCCTCTACGAGAACGCCCTTGCCCACGTGACGCTTGCTCCCCTGCGGAGCGGCGGCACCGGCCACGGTGAACGCGACGCGATCGCTCACGGGACGCGCCTCCCGATGAACACGCGGCGCTTGCCGATGCTGAACTCGACCCCGCGCCAGCGCATCGGTGCCGTGTCCCAGGAGAAGACGGTGCGTCCGGGCTGAACTTGGACTCCCGGACTCTGGAACCGTCCGGTTCGGCGTATATACGGTCGCGCCCATCCGTTGATCCGTGTGATCGCGATCATCCGCGCACCTCCTGCATCCGGGCCACGGCATTCCGTACGGCGGCCATGAACTGCACGTCGTCCATCTCGCCCGCCCGGCGGCGCATGACCAACTGCTCGATCTCCGCGAGGAACGTGGCGGGGGTCATGCGGCCACCCGCCAGATCGAATCGCGCTCGTGCTTGACCAGGAGCCCGCGGCGCACCAGTTCGTCGAGGTGACCGCGCAGAACGCGAGCAGCGTTGTCGCTCGGCCGCATCGGGGTACCGATCGCACCCATATACGCGCGGTAGATCGTCGGCAGACCGACCCAAAGGCTCAGGTGCGGACCGTTCAGGTCGCGGATGTGCTGGTAGATGGCCTGCTCGTGAAACGGATCGCTCATCGCTTCACGCCCAGGACGTAGGCGTGCGGACCCGGCTTGCCGCCACCAGCGAATCCACCGAAGTTGACGAGCGCGGTGTCGCCGAACGGATCGCGCAGATCCGGGTGCTTGTCGTAAAGGGCGCCCATGTCGCGAACCAACTCGCGCCACTTAGCCCACGACTCCGCATCTCCGAGTGGCGTGCCGTACCCATCGACGAGTCCCCAGTCGATCACGGCTGCACCCCCGTCCTGGGGGATTCGGACCCATGTGCCACCGATGCGCCACGTCCGCGCGGCTCTACGCACCTCGGCGCGGTCAGATCGCCTTCGCCAAGCGGCTGACCCGTATGGCTACGGGGGTCTACGGAGCGGCGTAGGAGTCGAACCTTTGCGCTAACTGTCGGCATTCTCGGCCTCCTTGGTCGGGCCATGCGCCACCGATGCGCCACCGTGGCGAGTCTCGGCGTGGTAGCGGAGCTCGCGCGGGTCGAAGACGAACGCATCGTCGTAGCCGTGGATCGGACAGTCGGGGTCGCCGTCGTACTCCAGGGGGATCGCACCCGCCCACCGAGGGCCGCCCTCACATGTGCAGGTCATCCCCGCACCCCGGTCCGCGCCTTCTCCAGCCACGGGGCGCGGTCGATCTCGGCCCCGACCATCACGCGGGTATAGGTGTTCGCGGTGACGGCCAGGTCGCGCTGGCCGGCCCACTCGCCGATCTGCGCCCAGGAGATCCCGGCGCGGTGCCAGAGCGAGATACGCCGACGGCGCAGCCCGTGGGGCGACCAGTCGGCGGAGCCCGTCGCGGTGACGGCCCGGCGGATGGCGGTACGCATGGCGGCCTGATCGAGCCACGGCATCACCCGGCGCCCGAGGTCACGGTCCTCGCGGGGCATCAGCGCCTCGATAGCCTCCAAGACGTCTGCGGGCACGGGCACCCATCGCCCACCGGCCGCCGTCTTGGCGCGACCGATGTTCACCCGCAGTTGCAGGCGCGGCGCGTCCACGTCAGCCCACGTCAGACCCTCCAGCTCGGAGACGCGCATCGCGGTCGTCTCCAGCACCAGGGCGGCGAGCACATAGCGGGGCGGCATCGCGCCGAAGGTGGTGACGAGGATGCCCGACTCGGGAGCGTCCACGTCCTTGCGCCGGCTGCGCGGCATCTTCACGCGCGAGTCCTTGACCGGGTTCGGTGAGACGCCGTGGTGGTCGAGCACCATCGCCAGCACCCGGACGAGCTTTCGCGTGTACTCCGGGGCCGTCTTCTTGGCGATGAGCTCGCCGACCCACTCCGACACCTCGGCCGCCGTGATCGACTCGGGTGCCCGCGTGCCCCACTTCTCCAGGGAGTGCGCGATCTGCGCGTGGTACCGCTTAGCCGTGCTCTCGGCGATGTCGTGCCGGGACGCCTCCCACCGACCGGCGGCCATCGTGAGCGTCACGCGCTCCACGTCCACCGGGGCCGCGAGCACCGTGGTCCGCGGGTCCTCGCCACGGGCCAGCGCCATCGCGATCACACCGCGCCGCGCCTCGGCCTCCCGCTTGGACGGGAACGAGCCCCCGTGCATCTTCCGCGTCCCCCGCCCTCCGAGCCGGTACTCGACGCGATAGCGCCGCTTGCCGGTCGTGGTCAGGTACGCCGTGATGTGGGCAGGGCTCACTTGTCAGCCCGCGCAGCGTTGTCGGCACGCAGAGCATGGACCAGAGCGGCGCGCTTCTCGTCGATCAACTTCTCGGCACCCTCAGGGTCGTCCGAGGCGAGGCGATCGCCGATGTCATCGAGGTCGAAGATCGCGGATCGGATGGCCTGCCGAAGCGTGGCGATACGATCCTCGGCAGCCGAAGCCCTCAGCGCGGTCGCCCCCAGCTTGGCCAGGAGAAGTTCAGACCAGGCGCTCACGCCGCGACCTCCGCCCGCCGCATCAGGGCGAGGACGTCCTCGGTGTAGACCATGACCTTCCGCTTTCCGTCGGGCCACGCCGCGATACGACGCGGCATCTGCCGGATGATGTAGGCGGCCATCGACTCGGACACGCCGAAGTACGTCTGCACCCCGGCGGCGTCCAGAGTGATCGGCACCAGGACGCGCGGGATCTCCGGCACGGCCACCGCGCTCAGGTCGGGGGGCGTTCCTCCGCGGCGGCTCACCACGCCAGCCTTCCGCCGGGGCGGCACTGCCACTGCCGGTAGCCCTGCACCTGGATCACCTCGGCCGCAGCCATGATGTTCGCGTAGGGGCTGTGCGGGTCGAGGCCGGCGCGGAAGTAGCGCGAGGCGGCCCGGAAGCCCGTGCCGAGCTGCATGATCCCGAGGTACTGACCGTTCTTCGCATGGGGCCGATGCGTGCTCTCGCACCAGGCCGTCGAGGACAGGTCGCCCCGGTCGATGCGGTAGGCGATCGACGCGATGGTCAGCGCCTCCTGCACCGACGGCTCATGGCGAAGCGTCCGCTCGGCCCGGATGGCGCGCACCTTCCACGCCTCCCGCTGCTCCACCGCTTTGACGAGTTTCGCCTGCGGCACGACGGGCCGGGAGATGTTTGTCATAACGGGCGGCTCGGCCACGGCCTCAGCGCCCAGAGCAACCGCCCCGGCACCGGCTACCACGACGGCCGCGAAGACTGCGACGGTACGTCGGGCGCTCACGGGTTCTCGTCCATCTCGAGACTCTGGTCAAGGTAGGACTTGCCCTCACCCCGCGCGGCGTCGTCGGCGGAGATGGCGTCGCGGGCGATGTAGAAGGCGAGACGTTCCGGCTGGTCGCGCACATCTTCCAGCGCCGCCCGCAGCCGCTCCGCGCGCTCATCGGCGAGTCGGAATCCTTCGCGAAACCCGATGGCATGGGCGCGGTCAACTTCATCGTCATCGCTGAACCTGCTCAGCGGCTCGGCGGTCATCGTGCTCCTCGTGCAGCATCGTCGGCGGCGATGGCGCGTCGTGCGCGTGACGACGCCGAGAACCCGTGGTCATATTCAATGAGCGGCCACCCGATCTCAGTCAGCGCCGCCCGCAGTCGCTCCGCCCGCTCCTCGGCGGCCTCGCGGAGCCGCAGCGCCTCGGCCAGCGCCTCCTGACCGATCCGCAGCGCCTTGCGCGCTTCGTCCCGCTCTGCCTCGGCGGCCTTCTCCCGCGCGAGCGACTGATCCAGCAACTCGGCGAGGGCGTCACGCTCCTCCTCGGGCGACATCGGGTCTGCGCTCATGCGGCCTCCCTCCACTGGACGTCCTCGATGTCCCGGAACCCGATGAGCTCCGGGCACCGCTGCCCGAAGCGCCAGACCTGCCAGGACGGCCAGAGAATCCACGTGTGCGCCCGGCCGTGGTGTGAGCGCACAGCGACCACCGCCCTCACGCCCCGTCCCGGTACACGGCGCGATGCTTCTCCAGCACTCCGGAGATCACGTAGGGCGTCTGGCCGGCGAGGATGCCTAGGACGTACTCGGGGAACAACGGCCCCCAGGTGTCGTCCATGATCTCCGCGTACACCCGATCCACGACGTCGTCGATCGGCAGGCACACCTTGCTCACGGTGGAGTCCTTCACGCCGCACGCCCCTTCTTCGACAGGCGATACGTGACACGCGGTGCCCACCAGTCCTCGGACCTGCGCTCGATGCGCTCGACGAGTCCACGCTTACGCAACTGGGACAGAGTGCTGGTGGTCGAGGAGTAGCCGCGCTCGGTCGCCTTCTGAATCTCGCCGATGGTTAGCGGCCCGCGCCGCAGGGCGTCGAACGTCCGCATCTCGACCGGGGTGAACCCGTCGGGTGTGACCAGACCGGCGCGCAGGAGTGCCCCGCGCCATCCGTTGAAGCGGTTGCGGTAGGTGTAGCCGGACGCCCCCTCGTCGCGCATCTCGGAGAACTTGGGCACGCGGCCAATCTCGGCGGCCTCTCGCGGCCAGCTTCTCCAGTAGCTCCGCGTCGGTGTACCGGGCGGGCGTTCCCGTGCGCTTGGGCTTGGGGGCGGGCGGGACGACGTACACCTCGCCGTGAGCGTCCATCTGCTCCCGGAGCCTTTCGACCGCCTCGTCGGCCTGCTTGATGGTGCAGGACCCGCAGTAGTCGCCGGGGTTGTAGCGCGAGAGGATCGCGCCTCCGCACGTCGGCCCGTTGCACCGCCGTCGGGTGAGGTTGGTGGTCATCGGAGCACCCGCTCTGACCGCGGCGTGGCATCGAGCACGGCGAGGTACGCATCGACCAGACCGTAGATAGCGCCCTGAAACGGCGAGCCCTCATCGGCGATGCTCGCCCAATACGAAACGCTCAGGACGGCGTCGTAGAACATCTCGTAACGGGTCATCCCTCACCCCGCGCGGCGTCGTCGGCGATGGTCTTGTTGTCGGCCTTGATGGAAGCCCACGCGATTGAGTCGCACGGGCAATCAGAGAGATGGTCGGCGACAATCTCTGCGAGAGCTGCCCGCAACCGGACGATCCGGCCCTCTGCCCGCTCCGCTCGCTCCCTCTCGGCGTAGCGTGCCCGCCGGTATGCCTCCGCCCGCTCCTCGGCGGCCCGCACGGTGGCCTCGAAGCGGCGGATGTCGTGGCGAGAGAATCGCGGGAGTCCCACTTCGGTCGCCCACATCACAAACCGCTCCCGCTCTTTGGGGGTCAGCGGTTCGGCGGTCATCGCGTCACCACGTAGGCGTCGAAGGCCAGGACGATCAGCCCGACGGTCAGCAGCACGCCGAGGCCGAGCATCACCCACGAGCCAGCGGACTCGCGCGCCCGCCACTCGACGTGCGGCGCGGGCTCCCCGATGTGGTCCTGCGTGTCGTAGTCCTCGGTGTTGGTGGTCACGACTCACCTCCGAGGGTCCGCCACCGCAGGGTCGAACCACGCGGGGCCTCGATGAGCAGGTCGGCCTCGGTCACCCCGGCGGGCAGTTCGCCCTTGCGCGCCGCCTCCCGAATGGCCGCGACGCCGGGGTACTTCGTCTCGTAGCGAAGGCGCAGGGACGGCGGGAGCGCGTCGATGTGCTCCTCGAGAGCCGCCTTGTTCACGGTGGCCGAGCCCTGCGGTCCCTCGTCCTTGAACACGACGCGGCCCGAGGGAGCCTGCACCGCCTCGCCCGAGCTGAGCTTGCCCATCAGGTGGGCCTCGGCGAACGTCTTCTCTCCGCGAAGGCGCGTGACCTCCACGCCCTTCTGCCTGATGATGGCCTCGATCTCCTCGATGGCCTGGACCAACTCGTCCGGCTCCATCGAGGCGAAGTCCACGGGGATATCGGTGGTGGTCGCCATCACGCGGCCTCTCCGTCGAGGACCACCGGGGCGTCGTCCTCGGGGATCAGGGCGAGGTTGTCGGTGTCGTTCGGGACCGAGGTGGCCACCGCCTTGTTCAGCGCCCTGTTCAGCGCGGCCTCGCGGTCCTTGACGATCAGATCGACTAGCACTCGCGCGCGGGCAAAGTTGTCCGGGTCGGCCAGGTCTGACGAGGAGATGCCGGCGCCCTTCATGGCGGCGACCAGCGCGGCCTTGTCGCCCGACTGCTCGATCAGCTCACGCGCCAGAGAGTCGGTGTCCACGGGGGCCACGTACTCCTCGCCGGAGTCCAGCCACTCGATGATCGCCTCGGCGAGGTCGCCCTTCGGCTCACGGAGGACGGTGCCGGGAGGGAGGATCGGGCAGCGCGACTTGCCGATGACCATGTTGTGCTCGCGGTCCAGCTCGGCGGAGATTGTGAACTCGAACTCGATCCCGTCACGCGCCACGGGCTCGGTGCCCGCCTTCTTGTAGCCGGTCACCTTCCCCTGGGCGTTCGTGTCCTCGACCATCTTGCTCTTGGAGCGGAGCGTCGCGATGACGTGCATCCGCGTCTGGAGCATCGCGTCGATGAGCGACTGCCAGGCCGGGGTACCTACGGCCCACGCGCGCTGCTTGTTGTTGCCGAAGCGGACCATCGCGTCGTCCACCATCTGGAGGACGCCGCCCGAGCCAGCCCATGCATGGGTGAGGGAGTCGATCATCACGACCGCGTAGCCCTCCTTCTCGGCCAGCTTGATCGCCTCGATGTAGCGAGCGGGCGTGTAGGGGGCGCTGATCTCCAGCACGTCGAAGTCGAACAGGTCGCCGTAGAGGGAGGCCGACCCCTCCTCGGAGTCGATGACCGCGATGCGCCCACCCTTGGCGAGCACGCCGGCCGTCTGGATTCCCGTCCACGTCTTGCCACCACCCGACACGGCCTCGATGAGGATGCGGGCCTTGGCCTGCTTCTTGGTTGCCTTCTGAAATCCGGTCACTGAAGTCCCTCCTGGTAGTCCTGCTCGTAGCGGTGGCAGGGACCGCAGAGGAAGGTGTCCGGGCCGTACTGACCCGGCTCGCTGCCAAGGGGCTCGCCGCACTCGGCGCAGGGGACGTCGGGGGGGATCACGACTCACCCCGCGCGGCGTCGTCGGCGGCGAGGGCTTCGTCCACCACTCGCACGTCAACGTCAGAAAGCTGCGGACGCACTAGGCGTAGAATCTCCTCAAGCCGATCCGCTCGCTCCTCGGCGGCCCGGTATCCCTCGAACCACTCGCCGAGGTGCTGGATGCTCGGCGTCTTTCCAGACAGCGCGTAGTGCTCGAACTGGCGGCGCTGCTCGGATGTCAGGGGCTCGGCCATCAGTCCACCCTCCAGTCCCCGGCGTCCCGCTCGAACGACGTGCGGATGTTCATGGGGTCGGGCATCCGGTACGGGGCGCGCGCGCCGTCGGGATCTCCGTAATACGAGACCCACTGCTCGCGCGTCCAGCCCGCCGGCACGGCCGGGTCGGTGTGCGCGAACGCCTTGACCATGCCGTCGATGTGGCGACCGGGGATGGCGGTGCTCATGCGGCCACCACCACCACGACGTCGCCGTGGTCGAATACCTGCTGGTCGGGCTCTCCGCATCGGAGCGTCACCCACGCCCCGACTGACCGGTCACCGTAGTCAGATGACCCCGACGGCTCGACGAAAGCGCACCGGGAGAACTGCTCAGACCATCCCATCGGGTGGTCGGGATTGCAGCCGGGGACGAGGATTCGGTCCCCCTCCTGAGCGCGGCGGTTTGTCCAACGGCTCATGCGGCCACCGCCATCCGGGTCAGCCCGTCCACGAACCGCTCCCAGCCCCAGCACTCCTCGATGGCCTCGTAGACCTGCTCGGGGAACATGGACTCGACGTCCGGGTACTCGGTGCCCGCGATCAGCCACTCACGCCCCGCGGCGATCAGGTGGCCGGGGATCTCGCAAACGGCGAAGCCCTCGCACCCACCGCACTCGCAGGACGTGAATGGCTCGGCCGGCGGCTCGTAGTAGGCGTCGCTCTGACCGACGCCGTATCCGGCGAGCCAGGTCACGACTCACCGTCCAGCGACACACCGCATGCCTCGGCGATCTGCTCCGGGCTGATCGTGCCGCTGTCGAACAGGCGGATGAACAGACCAGCGAACTCCTTACGCTCGGCCGGCACGTCCTCGATCCCCTTGGCGCCATAGGCGGCGGCCGTCGGGCAGTTCGTCCAGTCGTGGCAGGTCAGGTGCTCGCGGGTGACGACCTCCGCGAGCTCGCGCCCACCGCCTGTGAAGAAGTCGGGCAGCGCAGCCATGAACGACTCCCAAGTGCGGGACTCGCTGACCTTCGCACCCTGGAGGTACGCGCCCCGGAGGTTCGCGTCCTGGAGGTACGCGCCATGGAGGTACGCGCCATGGAGGTACGCGCGCTGGAGGTTCGCGCCCCGGAGGTACGCGCGCTTTCCGCCATCCTCATCGCGCACCCACTTGGCGTGCAGGTCGAGGACCGTCTTGATCTCATCGGAAGTCACGACGCACCGCCTTCGAGGAGCGCGAGGACGGTCAGCGGCTCGCGGGCGTAGAGGTGGCGGAGATCGGACAGAGCCCACGCGCTCGTCGCGCTCAGGTTGTCGGTGATCTCCGCCACCCGCTCCGCGCTCGGACGCTCCGGAACCTCGACGCCGAGATCCGTGAGCAGGGCGGTCAGGGCTTCTCCACCCTGCCCAGCAGCCCTCGTGTCCCCCTGGATATCCAATGCATACGCCCCGTATGGAGTCATCCAGAGAGACAGGTCGCGCCTCTTGCACTCCTCGTACGCCAGCCCCAGCAGGTGCAGCGTGTAGGCGTCGATGCTCATCGGCCCCACCCCTCGGCGCGCTCGGCCTGGAGCAGCGTGACCTCGCGGATCAGACGGGCCTTGTCCGCGAACAGGGACAGGTTGGCCTCGTGCGTGCCGTCGAGCTCCTGCGTCACGCGGGCCAACTGCTCGGACAGATCGGCGATGCGCGCGTCGCGCTTGTCGATCATGTCCTGGCAGAGATCCACCATCGCGGCGTAGCGGTCGATCGTCTGACGGTTGGTGAGGACGGGCGTGCTGTCGCTCATGCCGCCACCTCGCGTCCGAAGGCGATGAACGCCCAGGTCGCGGCACACGCGAATCCAGCGCCCGCCTCGACGTTCCCGACGGCGAGGTGGACAACCGATGCCAGAACGAAGATGAGTGCGGAGGCTGCGGAGATGGTCCTCACGACGCCACCGCCTCGGTCGTCCAGTGATGGGCCGGGTCGTCCTGGATGCGCCGCAGCGAACGGCGGGCGCGGGTGATCTCGGCGTGCATCCGGTTCAGGTGGGCGAACCGGGCGTCGTCCATCCGGCGACGGTCAGCGCGGGCAGCCTCGGCCGCCTCGGCGAACATCGCGTCGATGTCGCTCATCGCGAACAGGGCGCGCGGGCTCATGCCGCACGCTCCGATTCCATGCGCTCCTGGAGTTCGGAGTAGCGCAGCGACAGGCAGCCGTTGCGCAGCCGCTCGATGATCTGGTGGTCCACGTCACGGCGGGCGCGGTACTGCTCCTGCTCCATGCGCGACCGCTCTTCGACGAGACCTCGCATCTCGAGCATCTCGAGCATGAAGTCGTCGAAGTGGCCGACTGAGGTCTTCGGCCTGCCTGTTCTGGCCAACTTGGTACGCTCCTGTGTGAGCGCCCCGGATCCGCTGCTGTGGTAGGCAGTCTCCGGGGCGTGTGTGTTGGTGGAACCGCTCATGCGGCGACTTCCCCACGGACGGGCTGCGGCGTGGCAGCGTTCCCGTCGTGGACGTAGAGGTCATCCAGCGAGACGCCGAGCGCCGACGCGATCTTGGTCGCCCGTGCGAAACGGGGATCGACCGCGCCGCGCTCGTAGCGCGAGATCGACGCAGCGTCCACACCGACCAGATCGGCCAAGTGCTTCTGCGTCAGTCCGCGTGCCTCGCGGTGTTCTGCGATTCGGTTCATGTGGGGAACCTATCGGCAGATATGCCTAGGCACAAGAGCCTAGATGTGAGGAATATCACACGATGATGAACACGCTGCTAGGCAGTAATGCCTACGTTGATCTGGCAATGGCCGACGACGCCAAGACCGCGAAGCCTCGCGATCAACGGTTCGCCTTCAACCTGGACGCCCTGCTCGTCGAGCGGGACCTGGTGGCGCGCCGCGTGGGCGAACAGGCCGGCGTCGGTGAGTCTGAGTTCACCCGCTACCGCAAGGGCCGTGTAGTCCCTCCGGTCAGCACCGCCGCGGACATCGCCGCCGTCCTCGGCGTCAGCCTCGACGATCTGATGCAGCCCTTGCCGAAGTCGGCCCTCGAGCGGGCGACGGTGCCGTCTACTGCTGAGGCGCTGGCCCGCATCCAGGCGGCAGAAGCTGAGGCTCCGGTCCAAGCCCGAGAAGACGATCCGCCATCCGCTCCAGCGCCTCGGCCACGCAGTCGCCAGCGTCCAGAGAAGCCGCGCACTCCCTGATCCTCATGGCGGCGGTCCTGATCGCCTCGTGCTGCCGCTCCTGAACGGTCACCCCGCGCCCCCTCCGCCCCTTGAACCTTGGCGGATGGTAGACGCGCGAGGCGACGGCGAACACGCCCGATTACCCGTTTTCCTTCGGTCGTAAACCAGAACTATCCCTACGGGGGGGGAGTTCAAACCTGACGTAGGGCGGCAGGCATTAGGCTCACGTCACCCCCGACTCATGGAGCGCACAATGACCGACGAGCCCCGCGCCGCACTCGATGCCGAGGTCGATGCCTGGATGCGCAACGGCTATCGCGTCGAGTCCCGCACCGACCGGACGGCCGCGATGGTCAAGGGCCAGCGCCCATCCCACCTGCTCCACTTCTTCATCGGCCTGCTGACCCTGAGCCTCTGGTGGTTCTTCGTGTGGCTGCCGATCATCCTGTTCGGCGGCGAGAAGCGCCGGGTGATCTCCGTGGACGACACGGGTGTCGTGAAGGTCAGCCGCTAGAGCAGCAGGGAACAGCACCGCCTCAGCCGGGGCCCCCCGGCCCTGACGGAGTGATCGTGGTCAGCGGATGGACTGAGACCCAGAGGAGTCTCGGAACCGACTCGGCGACGGGAACCGCGTCTTGGTCGCGCGCCGGGGGGCCGCCTTATGTCCGCCTAGCGTACACCTCGCCTCAGGCCGTCACGACCTCTCGGTCAGTCCGCGGGCGAAGACCTCGTACGTCCCCGGCTCGGGTACCTCGCCGCGCGAGAGCTTCCACCGCACCCAGGCACCGACCTTTACCTGATCTGGTAAGTCGTGCCAAGCGTCGGCCGCCGCCATCCGAAGGGCGTGCTCAGCATCCCAGTCCCCGGCGGTCGCCGCTTCCCACCACGCGCAAAATGCATTGCGCCAGGCGGTCTCCAGCGCGCAGGGGAAAGTAAAGCTGCCGTTGAGTTTGATACGGCTAGACGTACTTTCCACTAATCCCCCCGCGATGGCGGATGATCCCGTCCGGTGACTTTCCTTGCGATGTCCCTGCCCGGTGACTTGCATGTTCCCGGTCGGGGTCAGTCGTCGAGCCGGAGCATGTAGACGGCCGTGACGCCTCCGCCATCGCGGGGGTCGATGAAGTGGAGGCGCTGACCGGGCCGGCCGTGGGCTGCCATGAACTCGCGGGCGTACTCGCTGTTCGACTCGGTGGAGGGCGTCATGTAGACGCGCCCGCCGTTGGCGAGCGTCATCGTCAACTCCTGGTGCAAGTGGCCGAGGTATAGGTCGGCGAACGGCGGAGTGACCCCCGAAGCCCATGCGTTCGCCTTCTTCATAAGGCCGTGGATCGGCGTCGTGCCGCCAAACGATTTCACCTGATCGCCGTGGACGAGCAGGGCGTGGTAGGCCCCGACCTCCACGAGCGAGTACCAGTCGTTCTGTTCGGTCCACTTCATCCGGCCCTGACTCGACAACTTCTCCCGCGCGATCCGACAGACGATCCGGTCCAGGTTGTCGGCGCGCGGCATGTCTCCCTTGCGCCCGATGCGGCCGTGGTTGCCTGCGACCTCCCAGACGGTTACCGACTCGAACGCAGCGAGCAGAGTGAGGATCACCTCCTCGACCAGACGTGACGCGGTGAAGACCTGCGCGAAGGCCGATGAGTCCACTTCCCAGGGCTGGCCGGGGAAGATGGACACGCCCTCGACGAGGTCGCCGCCCAGCATGACGTGACACTCGCGGACCGGATGGTCGGCCCGCTGGATCTCCGTGAGCTTGATCGTCTTGGCGACCGCCGCCCGGACTCGCTGCTCGCAGACCTCCGTGGAGTAGGAGGAGGTGTGCTTGCCGAGCTGCCAGTCAGTGAGATGTAGGAGGGCGACCTCCGGGCTGCGCCGCCGGTCCCGGCTTGGCCTGGGGACGGGGCTTGCCTTTCCGACAGTGACCGCTGCGTCTCGCGCAGCTTGGTAGACGGCGGCGACGAGATCGGCCTCCTTCGCCTTGAGGCGCGCATTACTACGCTGGAGACGTAGATTCGCGGCGCGTAGCTCGGCGGCCTCCCCGGCAAGGTCTATCTCGTCCGCGAGTCCCCCGTCAGCACTCACACTCACCTCGCCGGTGACGGCCGAGCGTCTTCTCGCTGACCTGGATGTTCCTGCCGCGCAGGGCGGTGATGATCGCCCGGAAGGTGACGGCCGGATCAGCCGTCACCTTCGCGAGTGCCGCTGCGTCCTCGGGAGGTAGGTCGTCCATGATCTCGGCGACCTTGCACCGCTTCACGTACTGCGCCGCCTTTACCTCCTCGAGCAGTCCCATGGGCGCTAGACGCCCGACTTGCCGGTGAAGATCGCGGCGACAGCCTGAGCCATGCGGCCGATGATCGTGGCGACCGCGCAGGCGGCGCCGAAGTAGACCCACGTCTGCGGCGGGACGCCCAGCGGGTCCGAAGCGTCGGCGAGCTCCCCGATGAACGGGATGACGACGCCGGCCGAGGTGCCGAGCAGGCCGAGCTTGGTGGCGATTCCGATTCCGATGTTCATGACTTCTCCTTGGGCTCGGTGATCTGCTTGATGCCTTCGCTCAGGCCGTCGCTCGCGCCCTTCACGACATCGAAGGGCGCCTTGACGATCTCCTTGACGATCGAGTCGAACAGGCCCATGTGGTCCTCCTTAGAGGTCGAGGATGCGCGTGAGTGCGGCGCCCGGACACTGCGTCGAGTTGCCGGGGCGCTGGCGGTGGCCGACGTAGTGGCGCACGCCGTCCTTGACGCGCTGCTCGTGGAAGGCGTCGATCATGTGGCCGGAGGGCTCGTCGCCCGGGCCCATCACGAAGCAGTAGCCGACGGTGTGGTTCGCGCCGACCGCGTGGGCACCGGAGACGCCGAGGGGCCGCCCCTCGTAGACGTTCCCGGAGGCGAAGATGATCCGGTGGTATCCGATGTCCAGCCACCCCCTCGCCGGCCCCTGGTGGAACGCCTGGAAGCCGCGGACGATCGACATCTCCTCCTGCACCAGCGCGGGCGGGACGGACGCGCCGCCCGCCTTCTTCCACGCAGCCATCGCGCGGTTGTAGGCGGTGATCTGCTTGGACAGCCTGCGCCGCTGGATGGCGGGCGTCATCGGATTGCGCCAGAGCTGGTACCACTTCGCTCCGGGCTTCTCCGGCTTCGGCCGGGCCGCCCCGCCGCTGGCAGTCTTGCGGCTGGCCGACCAGTGGATCGTTCCCTGCCCCCCGTCGCGGGCGGCCGAGTAGTTCCCGCGGGGCGGGGCGGCGCCCCACTCGGAGCGGATGTAGAAGCGCATGGTCAGCCTCACTTGGTGAAGGTGGTCAGGAACCAGATGGCGAACGGGACGAGGAAGGCGAACAGGACGAACACGCCCTTGATCCGCTCGATCCACATCTCGGCGCGGGTGATCCGGCCGTTGGTCTTCCGGGCCTCGGCGAGGAGGGCGTCCAGCTTCTCGACCATCTCCTCGCGCAGATCGTGCGTGCGCTGCTCGGCCCGCTTGTCGTTGTCGCGGGCCGTCTCCTTGACCCCGTCCACCTCGCGCAGGACGGAGGAGACCCACGGCGGCGTGTCGATGTGATCGTTCATCCGAGGATCTGCCCGACCGTCGCGACATGGGACTGCACCGCCGCGGCGACGTCCGCCTTGAGGGCGAGGTTCCGGGCGATCTCCAGGTCGCGCCCCTCGCTGGCAGCGCGGAGGTCAGCGTCGGCCTGCGCGATGACGATGCGCAGGTTCGCGATCTCCGCCATCAGCTCCTCGATCTCCGTGGGATCGAGGTCCGGGTCGGGCGGCGGGGGCGGGGGCGGCGTCACGGGGCTCGAGGCCACGTTCACCTGGAGCGAGTCGAAGGTGACGAGCGCGCCCGATGCGGCGTGCAGGGCGGCGTAGAAGGTGCGCGTCTCCCCGGCCACCGGGCGGCTGGAGAGGTCGAGCGCGCCGACGTGAGGGAAGGTGTTGGCCGTCTGCGAAGTACTGACCGTCGTCCCGCCGAGGCCGGTGTACAGCGTGTAGCCGGGCGGCGGGTTCTCCAGCTTCACCGAGAAGTTCAGCGTGCCGACGTGGTCGGTGTCACGGACGGGCGCGTTGATCGTGACCTTCGGTGCGGGCGGCGGAGGCTCTGCCGGGGGCGGCGCAACGATCGGGCCGGGCCAGTCGGGGAGCGGGTCGTCGAGGTCGGCCGAGTAGAGGACCATGTCGCTCACGTCGTAGACCGAGCGGCCGTTGATGCTCGCGTTGCGGTAGTGGCCGAACTTCCAGTACGAGCCCGCGACCGCGCTGTAGATCGTCGCCCCGGTGAACTCCGCGACGAGGACGCCGTCGCGGTAGACGCGGATGTAGCCGTTGGTCCCGGCCGTCAGGTAGACGTCCATCAGCATCGCGTAGACGCGGCCGAGCTCGATGGGGCCGATGTCGTCGTAGCGGGTGGACGAGCGGCCGGCGTTCGCGTTCAGGCGGCGGCGCTTGTCGGGGCCGACCTCCAGCATCAGGAGGGCCTGGTCGAATGTCCCGCCGATCCCATCGCTGCCGTTCGGTCCGTGGATCTCCGGGCCGATGACCTGCCAGCGGTCGAGCGTGGTGGTCGGCATCTCGACGAACCGCTCGTACCACCGGATGATGCGCCGGGCGTTCAGCGGGTAGCCGCCGAACTGCGCGTCGGCGCGCTCGTTGGGGATCGAGGACCCCGCGCCCGTCTGGCCGTCCACGAGGGTCGAGCGCAACCACGGCTGCCCGGTCGGGCCGAGTTCGGTGAGCTGCACGGGCAGCGCGTTCTCGCGGGAGAAGCCCGCCGGGGTGCGTAGATCGCGGTGAACGGTCAGCGCCATGATGTGTCCTCTCGGTGCTTGGTCAACGGAGGGCCTGCGTGGTGACGATCGCCAGACGCGCGAGCAGGGTCTCGAAGCGCCCACGCTCTGAGTCGAGCTCGACGGTCGCCGTCTCTGCGTCGTGGGTGTAGGAGATCGACTTGATGACGCCGTCCCGGCCGATGGCCCCGGTGGACGGCTCGATGAGGTGGCCGACCCGGAGCAGGTCGCCCCCGCGCAGGAGAAGTTCGGACGGGTGGATGCCGCCACCGTTGATCGCCCGCGCCGCCCCGTGGCCCTGCACGGTCACGGTGCCCTTGAACTTCGGAGACGACCGCTCGGCGAGCCAGACGTCGCCGAGGGCCTGCGCGCTCGTCGTGGTCATCGGTGCCGAGACGGACAGGACGGCCGTCCGGGTGAACCCCTGCCGGGTGAGCAGGGACGAGGAGGCCGTGCGGATCTCGTTGACCGGAGATCCGTCCGGGCCGGTGCCCTGGACGATCACGCGGTTGTACAGGCCCTCGGCCGAGTTGGTCGAGGAGTCCTGGAACTGCGACCCCGGCCACGCGCCGATCTCCACGACGGGCACCGTGGCCCGCTCGCGGTAGAAGACGCGCCGGTTCACGTCCACGCCGAGCAGGTTGCCCTCGTAGGCGTTGGCGGCGCTCATCAGGGCGCGGGGCGTCTGGTAGCCCTGCGGGGCGAGGTCGGGGATCGAGAAGGACGTCGCCGGGATGAGGGCGTTGGAGTCGTCGAGCAGGGGGGCGCCCGCGCGGGCTTCCCTGACCACATCGGACGCCTTGAGGATCGAGGCCCCGCCGGATTCGTAGGCGGCCTCGCCGAACAGCTTGACCTCAGTGATGCGGACGCCCTGGTCCTGCCCGAATGTTCCAGAGCCCCCGTTGCGGAACAGGATCAGGTGGTGATAGCGGCGGGCGGTCGAGAAGGTGTGCGCGAGCGTGCCCGATGCGCTCGTCAGCAGAGAGAAGGAGTCGTCGCCCGCAGTGGTCGCGTCCTCTGCCGAGTTGCCGCGTGAGTAGATCGAGCAGTCGGCGTCCGAGTAGCCGGACGCGATCCGCTCCCAGGTGACGACGACGCGCTTGGCGAGCGCCGCCCCCAGGTCGATGGTCGCCGTCGCGTAGTCAGAGTTGACCACGGAGAAGCCGTTGGGGAAGATCAGGGTGATCGCGCCGTCACTCGCCTGCACCTGCGGCCCGGCCTTGTGGTTCGTGAGGACGGCTGATGGGAAGGACCGCTGGTCCCGGTAAGCCGCTATGTCCGTGTGGACGTAGAGCCGCTGGATCAGGTCGTCGTCGAGGTGGTACTGCCAGCCGCGCGCCGTCACCGCGATCTGCTCGTCGCCCGTGTCCGAGAGGGGCGCCTCCCAGATCCGGCCGGCCCAGACGTCACGGCCCGCGATCTCCACCTTCATCTGGTTGAAGGCGGCGAGGTCGGGATACGGACGCGATGAGACGCGCCGCAGGGTGAAGGAGCAGGTGTCCGATCCGCCCTCGTTGGCGGATGCCGTCAGCCCTTCGGGGACGAACCCCCGCGCGACGTCAACGCCCAGACGCTGCCAGGGGCCATCGGGCGACTTGACCAAGACGCCGAGCGAGCGGGGGCGGTGTCCCACCTACGACCGCAGCCAATGCCAGCGGGGGCGCACGGACAGGTGGAGCGAGGGGAAGCCCTGAAGCTCGCTGTCGGACGTGGCGGCCGTGCTGCCAGGAACGTCCGACGAGCCGAGCGCGTAGACAGACACCAGCCCCGCCGGAAGCTCGAGCAGAGATCCGCAGATGCCACCCGCCGCGGACTCGGACACGCCAGAGCTGATCGAGGACGACAGGTCGGGGCGCACCGTGCGGTGGGACTTACCTGACGACAGGAAGGTCGGATACCCGGTGGTGAACGTCAACTCGGTCGGAGAGCAGAGGCGCGAGTTGCGCGGGATGACGTAGATGTCGTCCACCGCGAACGCCTGGAGGTTGGTTCCCGCCGAGGGGCCGATGTTGTAGTTGATCGACCATCGGGTCGCGCCGTCGTCGATGGGCAGGTCGAACGATCCGAGGCGCACCAACCGCCACTTCTCGTCACCCGATGACGGCGCGGTGATTGTCCGTCCCGCCTGCCCGTACTCCACCGGGTAGAGGCGCGTGTTGCTGTCCCACGTTTCGGGCAGGGCGAACATCGAGCCGACGATGCCGCCGTCGAAGGCAGAGGACAGCATCACGCGCACCCACACCTCGATGCCGATGGAGCCCGAGTCGGTGTAGTCGTCCATGTCGGCGAGCCCCGGCTCAATCACGACAACGCCCGTCAGGCTCTCGCCAGCCTCAAGGATCGAGGTGTCCGAGACGGCGAAACCTCCGTTGGCCGTGGCGATCGACGCGCGGGATGCGCCGGACCGGATGGCGCGGGTGCCGACCTCCTCGGCGCGGAAGGTGGCAAGCGGCGGCGATGCGCCCGCGCCTTCTGCCTGCTTGCCGATGCTCGGCGGGGTGGTGCCCCGGTAGACGGACACGCCGTCCACCTGGAAGGTCGTCGCGGTGGCGGCCGTGACCTCGACCGCGAAGTAGGCGAGGTCCACGTCAGCCGTCGGGGTCCATGTGGCCGTGTGCTCAGTCCACGTCGTCGAGAGGGCGACGGCCGTGGAGGATGCGATGTCACCGGACACGCCGAGTCGGATGCGGACGTTGGTCGTGCCGCTCGATGCCCGTACCGATGCCTTCGCGGTGTACGTCTGTCCTGCGCGGAAGCGGCGGTACATCGCGTACTTGGCACCCGTGTTCGCCGTGGCCGGGCACACGACCTGCCCGACGTGCTCCCCGAACCTCGCGCCTGCGCCGAGGCTGCCATCGGCCACGGCGTTGATCGAGGTGGCCGCGGCGGAGACGCCTGCGACGTTGGCGACCGACCAGAGCGCGCCGAGCGACCCGGCCAGCGGATCGAAGCCCGGCTCGAAGTCGCCGTAGTGGACCAAGTTCTCCACGGCGGGCCGGCCGATCCACGCCAGCAGACCGAAGGCCGTGGTGGTCAGCCCGGACGCCATGCCCATCCGCGCCGACGCGAGCGCCGGTGCGTCTCCGGGGATGCGACCGGAGCAGTCCAGCACGTAGTTAGGCGGGTTGCGGTAGGTGAAGGGCAGCACCTCGAAGTCGTCGAGGAAGGCTGCCGTCTGCTGCGGGGTAAAGACGATGCCCGCCCGCCCCTCGATGTCCGCGCCGACCACGGCGGCCTCTGCAGTCGTGAGGACGACCGAGGTGGAGGTCGTCGGGGCCACGATGGGCGTCGGCACGTTGGTCGTCAGGAAGTGCTCGGCGTAGACGACGTTGCCCTCGATGCGCCCGCGCACCCAGAAGCGTGTCCCGTTGACCACTCGCGCGCCGAGGTTGGTGGAGGCGAGGTTGGTGGTCGAGCCCGCGATCACCTTGTCGATCCGCAGGCGCGAGTTGGTGCCGTTGTCGTCCACGTACACGGCCAGGTAGTTCGAGGCGTCGATCCGCTTGAGGATCACGCCCGCCTTGAAGCTTGAGATGGTCGAGCCGGGCGTGGCCTGGATGGTCGCCTCGGTGTCGCCGTAGGTGTAGCCGTTGCCGGTGTAGATCAGCCGGTTCTCGGTGGACAGGTTGGACACCGCGTCGAGGACGCCACCCGTGACGGCGAGGTTCGTCAGGGCGCCGGCGTCTGCGGTGTAGTTGGCCTCGCCGCCGTTCACGTTGTCGGTGGTGAAGTCGTCGTGGACGTCCATCGGGTCGCCGATGACGTAGGGGCCGCACGTGAGCGTGACGACGACGACGGCCCGGTTGCGCTGCTCGAGGCGGTTGTTCCAGTCGGGCAGCTCTGCCGTCGCGGTGAGCACGTCGAAGTTCTGGGCGCGCGTCTGCGACTTGGAGCGCATCCGGCAGGTGCCACCGAACCGGCGCATCTCATCGACGACCGAGACGATGTCGCTGATCTTGGTGGCCATCGCGTCCTTGGTCGCCCCGGCAACCCGGATCGGCAGGGTGACCTGACGGTTGGGCAGGCGGCCCTGCGAGGGCCGGGCGCCCTGGGTGCCGCGGGGCGCGGAGAACTGGTGCTCCCAGACGGGCGAGCCGAACGAGGCGCCCTGGAGCAGTTCGTAGCCGGTGTCGCTCGCGCCGTCGTTGACGATGGTCAGCGTTGCGGCAGAAGGGGACTGGGGGGTGAGGGTGAGCAGCATCAGGTGCCCGCCGCGAAGTTCGAGGCGGGCACCGATCCCTGACCGCCGAACGCGCCGACGATCCAGCGGGCGATCTCACCCTGGAGGGCCGGGTCGCCGGGGTGGAGCGTCTGAATCGTCACGGAGACCGAGCCTCCTGCGGGGTCGATGGAGCCGGAGCCGAACAGGGTGCGAAGGAACGAGTCCGAGATGGACGCGGATCGGCCGGCGGTCGCCGCGCGGGCGTTGGCCTGGTCGATCTGCGCCTGCCCGTCGGGTGAGATGCCGGCCGAGGCGGGCGTATCGGATGTCGGATCGGATGTCGGATCGGACTCCGGGACGACGTCCGGCATGTTCGCCAGCTCCGCGTCGATCTCCCCGATGTCATACTGGATGTCTCTCGCCTGGCTGCGTAGCTCAACAAGCTCGGAGTTGAAGGCGCGGCGCTCGTCGAACAGGGATCGGATCTGGTCGAGGACGGCGCGGATCTGATCGGTGACCTTGTCCTGTAGGGCCTTGGTTTCGTCAGTGTTCTTGCCCTTGACGTTCCGGCGCTTCTTGCGCAGCGAGATGAGCAGGCGACGGCGGGCGACGATGGCGGCGTTGACCTTGCGGATGCCCGACTTGACGGTGTTGACGTCGGCGTCGATCTCCTCCTTGCGCTTCTTGAAGACCGCCCTCTCGCCTATCGCGTCGAGCTTCTCGGTGTTCGTGACGCCCGACGCACCCGCCACCGCCCGCGACCGGACGGCCTTGTCCTGCCGCGTGTCGTCCCGGTGGCGGTCACCGATGAGCCCGGTGACGCGGTCGGTGATGGACAGGGGCGACGGGCTACCGCCGGTTCGCGTCGGGCGGGGCGCGCGGGCACGGCCGCGGGCGTCCTCTGACTTGTTGCCAGGGAGCGAGTCGGGACGCTGTCCGGTGATGTTCTCCGGGCGGATGGGGGCCGTGTTGTCTCCAGCGCCGAGCGCGTCCTTGATCTTCTTCTTCACCCGTCCAACAAGGTCCCCCATTCCCGAGATGACGCCGTCCGCGATTGCCTTGCCGATCTCGAGTGCGAGACTCAGCATGGTCGCCGGGAGGTCCTTCAAGACGGTCTTGATTGAATCGAGCTGCGTGCTCACGACCGTCTTGAGCGACTTCCATGCGGTAGACCAGTCGCCTCGCAGGACGGCCATAACTCCCTCGATGACCGCGCCGATGGCCTTGAGCTTGTTGCCGACAAGCGTGCGGGCGAGATTGAAGACGCGCGTGATGTCGTCGCCGAAGCGGTCCCAGAAGGCGCGGGCGCCGGCGACGATCGCCCGGATGGTCGGGAGGACGTTAGTGTCGAACCAGGCCATCGCCCGCTGTGCGGCCCGCTGCGCCCCGGTGAACGCTTCGCGGCTGACGCGCTCGATGGTCGGCCAGTGGCGCTGGACGCCTTGGGCGATGGAGATGACGGTCGGGAGAACCTTCGCGGCGAGCTCGTCGGCGGCGCGCTCGGCGGCGCGCTGCATCTGCTGGAGACCTTCGGTCATCTCGCCCTCGGCGGATGCCGCGCCCCCGAACTGCACCGCGAGCTCGCCGAGGATGATCTTCTGCGCGCCCAGGATGTTCCCGGAGTCCTGCATGGACTTGATCTGGTCGCGCTGCTGCTGTGTGAAGGAGACGCCCGCCCGGCTGAGGGCCGTGACGCCCTTGATCGGGTCGTTGAGCGCCTTGCCGACCTGGAGGCTCGCGGCGTTCATGTCGGTGCCGAGGGCGACCGACATGTCGTTGATGAGCGGGACGGCCCGCGAGAAGATGTCGTTGTTCTTGCCGGCCTCGTCGCGGACCTTGGTGAAGGTCAGCAGGAGGTTGCCCGCGCCCTGGACGACGTCGGCCTCCGAGCCCGTGGTGCGCTCGAGCGAGTCGGACAGCTTCTCCAGTTGATCGGCGGTGATGTTGGCCGCGCCGCCGGTCGTCTCGATGACGTTGCGCGTGCGGGCGCTGGCCTTCTCCTGCGCCATCAGGCCCTCGGTGCCGATCTTGAGGGCGAGGCCGAGCCCGGTACCCGCCGCTGCTCCGAGTCCGAGCGCGGCGATGCCCATGCCCTTCATCACCTTGCCGCCGGTGCGGTTCAGGCGCGAGAGGCTTCGCTCGGCGTCGTTGACGCCACGCTGCATCCCCGATGCATCGGCGTCGATGTTTACGCGGACGGAACCGGCGCGGGCCATCAGGCGAGCCCCGGCGGAAGTTCAGCGAACGGGTCTGGCATGTCTGCCTCGTCGTAGGCGGGGATCAGGTCCACCACGTCATCGAGCGTCGGCTCAGGGGCCGGCGCATCCGCCTCGTTGAGACGGTGCGCCAGGTCCCGATCCACTTGATAGGACTCAAGAGTCCCCGGCGGCAGGCCGAGCAGGGCGCTTGGCCTTGCCCCCCACGCCTGAGCCACCCTTGCCACTTCGAGGGCGTGCGTGCCCTTCGCGAAATCGGGCGGCCCGCTCGGCTGCCTTGCTCCACCGCTCAAGCAACTCGTCCACCTCGGACGGGTCGAGGGCGTCGTATGGCACGACCTCAGGGTCCTCCGGGTCCTGATCGTCCGGGATGTCCTCCCCGCGTGATGCGATGCGAGGGCGGACCATCTGCGCCCGGACGATCTCCTCGGTGATCCGCAGGCCGACCGAGGCGTCCGAGATGCTGCCCGTGGTGAAGTCGTCCAGGTACGGGGCGAGGTCGTCGGTCCCGAAGATCGCGTACACGTTCGGAGCGTCACGGACGACGGCCGTGCGGCCGGTGCCCTTGAAGGTGATCTCCGACTGCGGGATCGCCCAGCCGCTCATGCGTAACTCGCGGTCGCGTTGACCAGGGTCACGGTCACCGACGCGCCGGCGCCGTCGGAGGTGGCGGCGAAGTCGAACGAGCCACCGATCCGGCGCTTGTTCTCCAGCGCCCCCGGACCGCCTGCCACGTACTGGCAGTTGTCCATCGCCACGTACAGCTTGTACGGGTAGCCCGAGGCGATGATCGAGGTGCTGACCCACCTGGCGACGGCCGAGAACCCGGTGGCCGCCATCAGAGCCGCGTAGTCGTCGGCGTCGAGGCGACGCTTCGGGATGCTGCCCGTGAACATGATCGGAGCCTCGCCCTTCTCCATGACGTCCGGGAACTTAGACGCGATGCCGAGGGAGGCGTAGGGCTCGACCGGGTTGCTGATCGTGAGGGAGAAGTCCTCGGTGCTCGCCGCCGTGCTCGCCAGCCACGTCGGCAGGGTCAGGTGCGACCGCTGAAACGGGGTGATGGCGAGCGACTCATACGACGGGGTGAGCGCCGGGTCGGACACCGAGGCGACCGGCATGTAGAGCGCCGGACCGGATCCCGAGAGCATCGCGCCACCCGTCTCGGGCGTGGCGATGCTCATCTCCGACAGGGCAGCGCCCTCGATGTCGAAGAAGACCGACTGATCGCGGTAGGCGGCCTGGAAGTACGCCGTGAGCGGCGAGGCGCCCGAGGGGCCGAAGGGGGCCGTCCAGACGTGGCGAGTCGCGCCGACCGGGATGGCCGTGGTGTCGGGGTCGGTGATGACGCCGTCGCCCGCGGTGCTGGTGGGCAGGCCGAGGGCGAGGATCAGGTAGAACGCGACGATGTCCGGGTACATCCGGCACTCCATCGCCCACTCCGGCCCGTACCGCTCCGGCAGGCGGGCGATCGGCTCGTCGAGGTTGCGGATCTCGTCGTCGCGCTCCATGTGCGCCGGGTTCGGCGAGGGGGTGAACGACGTGGCCGGGAAGTACCAACGCTTGGTGCTCGGCGTCGGCGAGTTGGTCTCGTTGCCCGGGATGCTCTCGTGCCGGGCCGTAATGTACCCAGTGGCCATCTCAGTCCTCCTTCGGGTCGGCCGCGATGGCCTTGGACATGGCGAGCTCGTCGCGGGCGATGGCGCCCTCGGCGCCGCCGTTCTTCACGGCCTCGACGATGTGACGGCCGGCGAGCTTGCGCTGCTCGCGGATGGCGTCGTTGGACGCGGTGGCCTCGGCCTCGGTCATCTCGACCAGGGACAGATGGGCGCCGGGGGCGCCGTCGAGCTTGCGGGCGACCTCCAGGGACATCTCGCCGGGGCCGCCGACCGGGGTGGGCCGAGCGGGGTGGAAGTAGCCGATGACGCCCTGGACGGTGTGATACGTGCCGGGCGCTCCGGGCAGGGTGAATCGGAGGCCGTGTCGCTTGGCCTCTTTGCTTGCAGCCATGACGGCCTCCTATGCGGGGTGGGTGGTCACTAGGCGACGAGCGCCCAGATTCGGAGGGAGCAGCGGTAGATGAGGAGCTGCTTGCCGTTGTCGTTCTCGGCGTACTCGAGCGAGCCGTCGGACAGGTGCGCCGACAGACAGGCCCCGCCGAGCGTCTCGTCGGCGTCGATCGCCGCAACGATCTGGCCGAGGATCGAGCGGGCCTCGGTGCTGGCCTGCTCTGGGTCGTCGAGCTGGACGGACAGGATCGACTCGTAGGTGAGCCGCCAGTCGTAGGTGCCGAGCTGCGACTCGGCCTCGTCGGGCTGGACGCGGGAGAAGTCGGTGGGGCCGCTGATGACCAGCGCCGGCAGGGTGTCCATCTCGCGCAGGTCGTACGAGTAGACCTTGAGCGTGTTGCCGAGGGACGTGATGGCGGCGGCGTCGATGGCCGTCTTTGCCGCGACCGCGAGCTCGTCGAGGATGGTGGCGCTCATCCGAAGGTCCGGGCGTAGGTGATGCGCGACTGAAACAGGGCCGTCATCTGCTCCTCGACGCTCTGCGAGAAGCGGCCGAGGTTGGCCTGGACCGACCGCTGCATGAACTCCTTGGCGCGGTAGGTACGCGGGCCGGTCACGCGGGCGACGTAGCGGTCGCCGATCTTGAGCGCCTTGGCGTTGACGGGACGGATGGTCGCCTTGACCGTGCCGCCGAAGTTGAGGAGGCCGGTGACCTTGCGCCAGCGTCCGCGGGCCGTGGTGGTGATGTACGCGCCGCGGGTGGTCGAGCGGACGGTGAGGGGCCCGCGGATGATCGAGGGAGCGAGGCGCTTGGTGGTCGGGAGGACCGTCTTCTCACCGGCGATCAGCGTGGTCTTCTTGACGTCCTGGTTGATCGCCCGCCGCTGCGCGCGCAGGCCGGCAAGCACGGCGTCATCGTCGATCGAGACGGTGAACGTCATGGCGCCGCCACGGGCCATCAGGCGACACCGGGGTAGCGGTAGCGGCGGAGCATGTCGATCGCCATCGACGGGAGCGCCTGTGGCCGCTCGAGGCGGCCCTCGTCCAGGTTGAAGGTGGTGGTAAACGCCTGGACCTCGCGGCGCATCCAGAGCCCCACCGTGACGACGCACGCCTGTCGGACATCCTCGGGCACCTGCGGCCATCCCCATGACCCGGTGACCGAGAGGATGTCGTCGGGCGACGGGGCGGCGATGGCGGGGCGCAGGCGAAGGTAGTTGATCGGCTGCCAGGCGTGGCGGTTCATCGGGAGCGGCACGAGGTCCGTGGCGGGCGTGAGCGTCGTCACGGTCGTCCCCGCCGCGTCGATGATCGAGGCGGCCGTCGGGATGGCCTGGAGGTCATCAGTGGGCAGGCCGGTCGTGTGCGCGAGGCGGGCGTAGACGCCGATGTCGAAGGTGCGCGTGGCGGGGTTGGTGCCGTCCACCATGAACTCGCGACCCGTGAAGCCCATAATGGCGTGCGAGGCGCGGCCGATGAGGACCGAGATCACGTCGTTCTGCGCCGTGTCGCCGGTCGGCTTCTGGAGGTAGGTGCGCACGTCGTCCACCGAGCAGAGCCGCGGGGCGCCGAGCAGGGTGGCCTCGACGGTGAAGTCGCCCTCGTCGATGCCCGCCGCCGTGCCGGTGCCGGTCCACTTCCACGTCCAGAGTCCGGCGGCGTCTGCGATGATCGACTTGGTGTAGATGCCCGTCGCGGTCTTGGTGACCTCGGCCAGCGAGTAGGCGTAGGTCGTCTGCGTTCCGTCGGGCTTGCGGACGACGAGCGAGACGTCCGTCGGGTCGGTGAGGACTCCGGCGACGCGGAACTCGACCGGGAGCGTGACGGTGTCGCCTACCTGGTAGATCGGCATGTGCTCAGTCCTCCGGGATGCTTACGGCGCCGACGACGGTGGTGGGGCCACTAGACGAGCCCGAGACTGTGGCGGGGTCGGCCGTGTCACCCGAAACGCTGGACGCCCTGGACGAGCCGCCGGTCAGGGTGGCGAACACGCCGCCGCTGCCCGAGATGGCCGCGAGGGCTGAAGTCGAGCCGGCGACCGTGGCCGCGATGTTCTCGACGCCGATGCCTCCGCTGACATCCGCGCCGAAAGTGATCGGCAGGGACGTCTCGCCGAAGGTCGTGCGGAAGCCGTCCGTGGTGGCCGTGAGCACCAGCGGCATCGAGACGACGCCGAAGGCGTTGAGAACGGCCGTCGTGGATGCGCCGAACGTGACGGGCAGTGACGTCGCACCGAAGGTGGTCTTGGAGCCCGCGGTGGTGGCGTTCAGGGAGATGGGCGACGAGGTGGCACCGAACGCGGTCAGGGTGCCCGCGGTGGTCGCCGAGAGGGTCCAGGTGGACGCGCTCGCGCCGAAGTGGGTGGTGATCCCTCCGGCGACATCGCCCGCCGTGGTGGCGTTGAAGGTGACTGTGGTCGCCGAGGCGCCGAACGTGGTCTTGGCACCTGCCGTCGTCGCGTTGAACGTGATGGGGAGCGCCGTCGCCCCGAACGTCGTCTTGGTGGCGGTAGTCGTCGCGGTGAAGACGATCGTGGTGACGGTTGCGCCGAAGGTGGTCTTGGCACCTGCCGTCGTCGCGGTGAAGGTGATCGGCAGGGCGGTCGCGCCGAACTTGGTGGCGAAGCCCGCGGTGGTGGCGTTGAAGGAGTACGCCGACGCGCTCGCGCCGAGGACGACGCGGACCCCCGCCGTGGTGGCGCTGAACGTCCAGGTGGACGCCGACGCGCCTGTGACGGTGCGCCCGCCCGCGGTGGTCGCCGTGAACGTGTAGGTGCTCGCGCTCGAGCCGAAGTGGCCAACCTGGCCGACCGTCGAGGCGGCGAAGGTGATCGTGCTGGCGGTCGCCCCGAAGTGGCCGACCTGGCCGGTGGTCGTTGCCGCGAAGGTGATGGGGAGCGCCGTGGCGCCGAAGGTGGTCCTGGTGCCCGCCGTGGTGGCGCCGAAGGTGGTGACGCTGGAGGTCGCGCCGAAGGTGACTCGCGCGCCGGCGGTCGTCGCGTTGAGGGTGTAGGTGGATGCGCTCGCGCCCGCCTTCGTGGCGAACCCGGCCGTGGTGGCGTTGAGCGTGTAGGTGGAGGCGGTCGCGCCGAAGTGCTCGGTGGGGCCGCCCGCCGGGAGGATCTGGACGAGGCGTCTGCTGGATGCGCGAGCCATCGGCTAGACCCTCGCGATGCCCATGAGGGGGAGACCGATGAGCGTGTGCGTCACCGGGGTCATCGTGGCCGGGAGCGGCAGAGCGGACGCCTCCTGCTGCATCCCCACCAGTCTCCCGAGGACCGCCGTGACTGACGTGTTCGCCCACTGGCCGTTGGTCGTCGCGTTCATGGCGAGGGCGAAGTAGTAGAGACCGGGCGAGAGGATGAAGGGGGTGCCGACGGATACGAACTGGAGAGCCGATGCGCCCGAGCGTGCAATGGATCCGGTCGAGTAGATGCGCCGGCCACCGGCGGTGTAGATGCCGAAGTCGCCGTTGCCCGTCGTGGTCGAGCCGTTGCCCCAGAAGACCTCGACGACGGGGTAGGGAAACGGGATCTGTACGGGTACATAGCGCGCGGAGTTGGCCGTGCCCCAAGTGGCGGACGCGGGGTTGTTGGAGCCGGTGGCGCGCAGCGACGTGAACCCGAGGCAGTAGCGCGAGAAAGTGTGGATCGAGAGGGGGAGCGCCTGCGGCGAGGAGGGGAAGTCGCCCATCAGACGACCGCCGCGGAGACGACGCCGAATAGCGGCAGAAACGAGGAGGCGGGAGAGGCGAATGTCGCCGTTGCTGGCAACGTCGTCACGGCGCCCTGCTGCTGCACGCCCGCTGCCTGGAGCACCAGCGAGTTCGTCGTGCAGCGGAACACGGTGGCGGTGCCGAGGGTGCAGAGCATCGCCATGAAGTAAGTGCCCGGCAGCAGCGTGACGTCGGCGGTGTTGAAGACCTGGATGGTTGACGTCCCCGCCTGCGCGGCCGCGACCGACGCGGTGAGGCGGTTGCCCGCGTAGTCGTAGATCCCGACGTCCACGTTCCCGGCGGCCGTCGCGCCGTTGTAGACGATCATCTGCACGAACGTCGTGGTGCGCTCGAGGTAGAACGGGACATAGATCGCGCGCTCTGCGGCGGGCCAGACAGCCGATCCCGCGCCCTGGCCGGTCATCACGACGGTATCCCCGATCGCGTTGCTGCCGGTCGAGAGGATGACCGTTGAGCCGAGGTCGAATGCAGCGGATGAGGGGAAGTCGCCCATTAATACGACAGCACCTTCCAGGGAAAGTTCCGGGAGGTGCCGAAGGTCTGCTTGAGCGTGAAGCGCAGGGCTCCCGCGTCGGTGAGCTCGTTCGAGATCGGCACGCTGATCTTGATGAGGTCGTCCGCGGTCTGCGCGTCATGGAACGCCTGGAAGTAGGCGACCCGGCGCGTGCCCCCGGTCAGGACCATCTGGTAGATCCGCAGCTCCAGCACGTCGCCCGCGACCATGTTGACGGTGTCAACGTGGAGGGTGAAGGTGCCCGCCACCGCCACGTCGAGCAGCGTGTGCTCGGTCGTGACGGTGGCCGTCTGGGTGCCCGACCCCTGTGCGGTGACTGCCACGCCTAGCCTCCTGCCACGAAAGTCGGTGAGGCGATGCCCGCGGCGAACGCGGCCTGTGCTGCGGCGCTCGACTCGATGCGCCAGGGCTGGCCGTCTGCATCCCAGTTGAACCAGACGAGCGCGCCGAGGGCGGGGTAGTGGCCCGCCTCGATGTCCTCGAACAGCCACTGGATCCACTCGGCCTTGTCGCCGCCAGCCTCAGCCGATCCCGTCTCGGCGATCATCACGGGACGGGAGGGGGCGAGCTGGCGCAGGGCTGCGTAGGTCGGGTAGAGGACGTCGCCGGAGTCGGTCCACTGGGAGCCGCCCCAGTTGTAGCCGTCCATCGCGACCCACTCGGTCCACG